CGTGAAGGTTGCCGCCATATACCTAGCGTTTGAATCGCAAGCGAGTTGGCAGGACGTGTTAAACCAATCATGGGACTCGGATGACTTTGGCCTTTTCACCATGTGCGTGTCATTTTGGTTTGTTGGCCGATCCATTGAGAAGTACCAGAAACAATGAAAGAGGCTATCAAAATCGCCAAAGACTTACTGGTGGTTCCGTTTGAAGGATGCGCTAAGGTATTGCCAAACGGTATGGTTGCCGCGTATCCCGACCCCGGTTCCAATGGCGATCCTTACACGATAGGGTTCGGGACAACAGGCCCAGATGTAACGCCAACAACCGTTTGGTCGATGGCGGAATGCGAGAAACGCTTAGAGGCTCACCTAATTCACTTTGCCACAGGACTCATCAAACTATCACCGAGGCTTGTTTCCGCCGCGCCACGCCGATTCGCAGCTGTCCTGTCGTGGGCATACAATTGCGGGTTAGGGAACTATCGGATCTCAACGTTTAAGCGACGCATCGACGCAGGCGATTGGGCAGGTGCGCGCGAGGAGTGCGTGAAGTGGAACAAGGCACGCGGACGTGTGATGCGTGGTTTAACGCGTAGGCGTGAAGCTGAAGCACTTATGATGAGATAAACATGCTTGCACCACTCAAAATACCACCAGGCGTATACCGGAACGGCACCAATTACCAGGCCGCGGGTAGGTATTGGGACGCCAATCTGGTTCGGTGGTACGAGGGAACCATGCGGCCTGTTGGCGGGTGGGTGAAAGCGTCAGGCGATACGTTTACAGGTTCGGCGCGTGGCATGTTCAGTTGGCGGGATAACGATTATGACCGTTGGCTTGCCGTGGGAACGCACTCCAGACTTTACGTTTGGAATGGCGGCAACTTTTACAACATCACGCCATCTGGTTATATTACTGGAAGATCATCATCGTTTACGGGTTACGGTTACGGTGCAGCCAATTACGGCGCATCCACTTACGGAACGAAGCGAAGCGTTGGCGCGGAACTCGATGCCACAACCTGGTCGCTTGATAACTGGGGCGAGTATCTTGTGGCGTGTGCCAATTCAGACGGAAAACTTTACGAGTGGCAAAACAACGTTGGATCGCTTGCCGCTGTCATCACAAACGCGCCAACCGATAACACTGCGCTCATTGTCACGCCAGAGCGTTATCTGTTTGCACTTGGCGCGGCAGGTAACCCGCGTTTAGTGCAATGGTCAGATCAAGAGGACAACACGGTATGGACGCCATCAGGAACGAATACCGCGGGATCGTTAGAGCTACAGACTAACGGTCGCATCTTGGCGGCAAAGCGCGTTCGCGGGCAGGTGTTAATCCTTACCGAGACTGATGCTCACGTGATGAATTACCTGGGGCCGCCATTGGTTTATGGTCAGGAAAAAGTGGGTTCGTTTTGCGGTTTGATTGGCCCGCAAGCCGTTGCCGTGATTGAGGGTGGCGCGGTATGGATGAGCGATAAATCGTTTTTCCTATTCAACGGTCAGCTACAACCGTTACCTTGCTCAGTTGGCGATTATGTGTTCACGGACATCAACCTTGATCAAGTGGCGAAGATTTACTCAGGCCACAATTCAGCGTTTGGCGAAGTGTGGTGGTTTTACCCGTCAGCCGATAGCAATGAGTGTGATCGGTACATCATTTGGAATTACCGCGAGAACCATTGGTCAATTGGCGCGTTAGCCCGCACATGCTGGACTGATTCAGGCGTATTCACAAATCCCTTGGCGGTTGGCACGGATGGCTATCTGTATGAGCACGAAAACGGATGGACAAATAACGGATCACCGTTAACGTCCACGCGTTACGCGGAATCAGGTCCGGTTGAACTGTCAACGGGTGATCGCTTTATGGCAGTGCGGCAAATATTGCCGGATGAAAAGTCACAAGGTCAAGTGAAGTTGACGTTTTACACGAAACCAACGCCAGAATCATCAAGCACAACTTATGGCCCCTATACCATGCAGCCGTACACGAATGCGCGGTTCACAGGCCGCCAGGTGGCAATGCGCGTGGTTGGTAATGCTGATGCTGATTGGCGTGTTGGCACGATCCGCTTGGACGCTGTACCAGGTAGCGGGCGATGAGATTACCGACGCCGCCAAATACTTATTCGCAACCGCTTGAGCGTGAACGCAACCGCGCTTTGGAAAGTGCCGATGCGTTGAACTTGAAAAAGCTGCAAGACGTTGAGTTTGTGGAGGGTATGCGGTTGATCCTTCGCTCGCCAAACGGAACGCGATACAGCATCACGGTTAATAATTCTGGCGTCATCAGTGCAACGTCGATCTAGAGGTAGACATGGCAACGAAACAAGACATACAGGCTTTGTACCAGCAGGCGCTTAACAGAGCGCCGCGTGACGATGAGGTGAATTGGTGGCTCATGTCCGCCAACAACGAAAAGTGGACGCCAGCACAGTTGCGTAGCGCGTTTTTGCGTGACGCGATACCTGAGCTTTACACGTCAGTCTTGGGGCGCGCACCGCAACCCAATGAAACAGCATACTGGGATTGGGCGCAAAACGAATTAGCAAGCCCAGAGAAACTGCGCAGCGAGTTTCTGCGTTCAGCGCAACCAGAGATTGATATTAACGCAGCGCGTCAAGTAGGCGCTAAACGTACAACGCAAGGCATTACTTCAACGGGATTGGCGGAACGCACTTATACGCCATATGCTGGCGATTACACCCGTTACGGTTTCGGGCCTGAAGGTTTACTGTTCACCAACACGGGCAAAGTGACGCCCTACACATTGCCATCCGGTGAGAAGTGGCGGCCAGCCGTTGAGCCAGCCGAGACGCAGCCAAGCGATCAGAGCAAACAAATTAACGATCAGAATGTAAAGGATGCAGCCAAAGACACGGTAAAAGTAGGGCAGGACATTAAGCAATCTGTTGACCAAGGCGCAATTAATCAACAACTTGTAACCACTGGCGGAACAAGTACATCAACCCCTGCTGGCGGAAACACGGGTTTGCTTGAAATGGGCAAGGATAATTTCATTGATGATCGCTCCACTTTACTACCCGGTGGATCGGTAACGGATAGCCTTTTGAATGTTCCGACGCAACCCGTTGTCAATCCTTACGATCAACAAGTAACGGGCTGGTATCAATCACTGCTTGGACGCGCACCAACGCAAGCCGATCTGAATTACTGGGGCGGTGAACTCGCCAAAGGCGTTGATGCTGGCGCGATTCAGGAATCTATTGGCACATCACCAGAAGCGTTGCTAAACCGCACTTATCGCACGTCACTTGGAAGGATGCCAACGCAAGCCGATTACGGCTACTGGCTTGGCGAGTACAACAAAGGCGTCCCGCTGTCAGATATTCGCCAATCAATTACAGCATCACCCGAAGCGCAGCTATTTTCAAGCTACAACCAGGCCGCGCAGAATATGACTTTGCAGCCATATAACTACTATCTTGGGCAGTTAGGTAGTGGCGAACCAGTCCAAGGTCTTTTATCAAGTTTCACGCCACAAAACGTAGATTCAGGCGGCTTGTTTTCTATCCAATGACAAAGTTTGATCTTCAGCACTGGGAGCGATGCAAGCCTTACCTTGAGGCGGCATTGCTTCACGCTGGACAAACGCATACCATTGAAGATATTGCAAAGGCCGTGACAAACAAGCAAATGCAGTTTTGGCCCGGTTCGCAATCCGCTGTCATTACTGAGATTCAAGTTTATCCGCGAAGCAAGGCATGTCACTACTTCCTGGCTGGCGGAAACATCGAAGAACTCGCCGCAATGCGTCCCGTCATCGAAAAGTGGGCGCTATCCATAGGATGTAATCGCGTCACGCTAGCTGGTCGGCGCGGATGGGTCAAATCGTTTCTGGCGGACGAAGGTTATCAAGAAAAGTGGACTGTCATGTCCAAGGAGTTATCACCATGAGTAAAGGCGGCGGCGCAAGCGGAACCACCACAACAAGGATCGAGCCAGATCCAGAATACAAACAAGCGGCACTACAGAATTATGCGTTCGCGCAACAAGTAGCGCAGCAACCTTATCAAGCCTATGGCGGGCCAAGGATTGCGGGATTCACGCAACCGCAACAAGAAGCAATGGCCGCCATAAGAGAATCGCCACTAAGTCTTGGCGAATCCATGGCTAACTTTTACAATCCTTATAACCAGCAAGTTATCCAAAACACGCTCGGCAACATTGAAACGCAACGACTGATGCAGCAACAACAGTCACGCGCTGCCGCGGCAAAGGCTGGCGCGTATGGCGGAACACGCCAAGCGGTACAAGAAGCACTGCAACAGCAAGCCGCATTACAAACAGGCGCGCAGGCCGCGGCACAACTTGCGCAGCAAGGGTTTGGACAGGCCGCTGCGCTCGGTGCGCAAGACATTGGTTTACGCCAACAAGCCGCAGCAGGATTACAAGGTGTTGGCGCACAGCAACAAGCCATGAATCAAGCCAATTTGGATTTGGCGTACCAAGATTTCATGCGCCAACAAAATTACCCGTTGCAGCAGTTGCAGATCCTTCAGCAAGGTCTTGGTCAAACCAATCTTGGCACGCAACAAACATCACCGTACTTTCAAAACACGGGCGCGTCAGTACTAGGCGGTGCGCTTGCTGGATCGCAACTCGGCCCATTGCTTGGGTTCACAGGGCCATACGGCGCAATTGCCGGTGGCTTGCTTGGATTGTTGAGGTAAATCATGGCAACAAGTTTCAACCTAGCAAACCTTGGCGGATTACTGTTTGGCGGAGGAGCCGAAGATGATCCGCTGTCAAAACTACTTAAAGCACAAGCGCCAGGACTTGAAGCGCAAGCAGGAAGGAATGCCGCCCTGCAAGCAGCGGCGGCCCTATTGCAAGCTGGCGGCCCTTCAAGAACGCCAACAAGCCTTGGGCAATCGCTAGGTGCAGCATTGCAAGCGGGGCAAGCGGGCTATCAAGGCGCGCAGCAACAAGGCTTGCAACGGATGATGTTGAATGCGCAACTTTCTGAGCAACAGCGCAAGATGACAGAGCAGCAAGCTATGCAACAAAGGATGGCGGCTTTACGCCAGCGATTGCAAGGCTTGCCAACCGAAGTAACGCCAACCATGGCGCTTGCTGGTGGCGGCGGCCCAACACAACAAGCCGCAGAGATTCTCGGAAGGCCAATCCCTGAAGATGCTCAACAGCGAATGAGGGCCAACCTATTGCGCAATGTAGCGTCTGAGCTTGCGCTTGAACCGGGTGGCGCGGCACAAGCCAAGGCTTTAACGGATCTCGCGCAAAACATTGGCGAAGTCCAAAAGCCAACAGTGCTTTCACCTGGATCACAGGCAATTGGGCCAACAGGAAATGTAATTGCATCAGCGCCATTTGCTCCGAAAGAATTATCGTTAGAGCAAATGATTCTTAGAGATCCAAGTTATGCGTCAAGTCCTGCCGCACAAGCATATTTGAGATACCAGCAACAACTTAAAGAGGCAGGAAAGCCGGTAACAAACATTAACGTCTCTACTGGCGAGACGTTTAGCAAAGAAATGGCTAAATCTACTGCCGCCATGGCCGCAGGACAGGTTGAACAAGCACAATCAGCAGCAAGTCAAATTGAAAATAGTAACCGCGTTAGAGCGTTGCTTGAGCAAGGCGTTATTACTGGTTTTGGTGCCGGAGGAAGGCTTAAACTCGGTCAGGCTGCACAGGCACTTGGTTACATGCAAGATGATCAAAGGATTGCAAATACCGCCACACTGATCCCGCAACTAGCGCAAAGGACATTAAACAACGCATCAAAGATGAAAGGTGTGCTGTCTGATTCTGACATTAAGTTGCTCGAAAAAGTATCAAACGCCGATATTTCGGTTGGCGAAGCATCGCTTAAACAAGCACTTGATCTTTCTGATCGTGTTGACCGCGAAGCAATTAAACGTGGACGCAATGCAGCGCAAACAATTCTCGCCACACCAGGCATGAGCCAATTTGCGCCAATGTATCAAATACCGGAGCCTAAGCCTTATTCCAAGCAAGTCACGGTAAAGGGCAAGCCAGTAACGGCAACGCAAGGTGTTGATGGTAATTACTATGTGACTGTTGACGGAAAACGTTTCCGCGTTGAGGAATAAAATCATGGCCGAGGCTCGACTTATACCCGTTGACGAGGAAGAGAAGCGCGAAGTGCGTTTGGTTCCTGTTGAAGCGCCACGCATGGAGCGTCCACCATCACCAACGATTGGCGAGCGCACGATCCGCGGGTTTATGGATGTTGGGCAGGGCTTAAAGCAACTGTACTTGATGGCGACTGATCCTGGTGAGGCCGCAAAGTACACACAGCAAGTCAACAAAGACTTGGCAATGTATGAAGCCGCCATAGGAACTGCGCAGCCACCTAGCATTTACGGTGAACGTGGTATGCGTACCGATGCGGGGCCAGCAGCAGACATTCCTCGTATGGTGGGTAATGTCATGGCAACCGCACCGGCCATGCTTATACCTGGCGGAAGAGAGTTAACGCTTGCCGGTATTACGGCGCGAGGATTACAAGGAGCAGTGCCAGCTGCCGCTATGTATAGCGAAGCGGGTACGCCAGAATCAAAACTTGCGCAAGCGGCAACGGGCGCAGTTGCCGGTGTGGTTGCGCCTGAAATAGTTAAAGGCGCATCACGTCTTGCGTTAGGCACCAAGGATTTGGCGGCAGCGGCAACACGTCAGGCAACAGTTATGTCGCCATCGCAAGTGCGTGTTGAAATAAACAACTACATCAAAACGCTTGATCCGCAAGCCGATATTTCGCAACTCACTGCCACGGCGCAAGCACGGCTTGCCGAGGGCGCAAAGCGGCAGTTACAAGTTACTGGAAAACTTGATCCTGAATCACTGATTAGGCGCGAGGATTTCGAGAAGTTGGGTATGCCTTATACGTCAGGCCAGGTAACGCGTGATCCTAGACAGTTTGCAGCGGAGCGCAATCTTGCCGCCATTGAAGGTGCTGGTCAGCCGTTACTTGATATTTTTACGCAACAACCACGTCTGTTGCGCGAACGTCTTGAAACGTTACGCGGGCAAGCGCAGCCAACGCCATTAGCAACAGGTGAAGCGGTAACAGGTGCCATTGGTCAACGCGTTGATCGTAGCGGTTTATTCGGCGCGCTTGGCGCTGATATTGATGCGGCATACAACGCAGCGCGAAGCCTACCAGGTGCAAAGGATCAAATTCCTTTTGGCGATTTCAGGATGCGGATTCAGGACACGCTTGATAACTTTGAAGATGTTATTCCTTCGCCTGTTAAAAAGCGCATTGAACAGTTTGCGATGGGCGGTGATGATGGAAGAGCGTTTAGCATTGAAGAGGCGATTAAGTTCCGCCAATTGCTTACGCAACGAGCCGGTGAGAATCCTGGTTCAGCTAAAGCCATGGGAGATATTAAAAGGCAACTTGATGCTTACATGGCGGAAGTAACGCAAAACATACCAGAGGCAAATCAAGCCGTTCAAAAGTTCCGCGAAGGCATTGGACTGTCAGCCGCCAGAGCGCGTGAATTTGATCCTTTCAAGCCAATCGTTGCGGGCCAGGCCAATCAGGATCAATTCTTTCAGCGATTCATTGTTGGCGGCCAAACAAAAGATGTTGTTGCACTGCGTGATACGTTAACCAAAGCGCGTGGCGCTAATGTTGACCAGGCAGCCGTTGATCAAGCAAAAGCGGCATGGGATGACGTTAGAGCGCAAACCATTCAATGGCTAATTGATAGTGCTGTTGGCACGTCTGGAGCATTCAGCCAAGCAGGATTTAATTCAGCACTCAAACGGATTCAGCCGAAACTTGAAGTGCTGTTTAACAAGGAAGAAGTTGACCAGTTAAAGCGTATTGGACGCGCATCAACAGCAGCGTTTGGCGAGCCAGCAACGGGTGGTGTGCCGCTGATCAACCGTTCGGGAACGGCACCAACACTGATGAACATTCTCACGCGTAGCGTTGGCGGCAATATTCCATTGGTTGGCCCGATGGCGCAAAACGTTTCGCAACGTATGCAAACCGCGGCCAATGTTGAAGCGGCACAGACTGCCGCGCAAGGTGGTGTTGTGTCGCCAGCCGTTGCAGCGGCACGCGAACAGCAACGACGTATGCTTGCAAGCCGTATGGCGGGGCCATTTCAGGTTGGCCCATTCCAGGTTGCGCCGTTCCCTGTTGCAGGGGGACTTCTCACCGAGGAATATCGCAGGTAAACTGATACACGGATCTCCCCTCCTGTTGGTTTTTGCCCGCCGCTTGCGGGCATTTTTTTTGCCGTTCGTCGGAAAAGGTTGGACACTTGCAACTTTTTACCGCCAAATGGAAAGCTATGAACAAACTAATTATTGGTATTGATCCAGGGGCAAGTGGTGCGATTGCAACACTTCAGGGCAAGAAACTTATTGACGTGATTGACATGCCCATTGTGCAGCGCACTGTTGGAAAGGCTGTCAAGAACTTTGTATCGCCACACGAATTGCATACGCATTTGGCGGCATATCTGATTGACTATGAATGCACCGCGTATATCGAGCAGGTTTCCGCTATGCCAGGACAGGGTGTAAGTAGCATGTTTTCGTTTGGTCGCTCACTCGGCAATGTTGAAGGCGTACTTGCATCCTTACAGATTCCTTACCACTTTGTGCCGCCGCTCGTGTGGCAGCGCAAGGTTAGGTTGACGGGTGGCAAGGATGGCGCACGAGCATTGGCGCAACAAATGTTTCCTAATAACGCGTCGAGTTTCTCTCGCAAAAGAGATGACGGGCGGGCTGACGCCAGTTTGATTGCACTTTATGGGGTTATGAATGAGCACACAGGAAGTTGAAAATCTGAAAGAGTTGTTGAAGTACACGCGAACCCTTGCCGCGGAAAGCGACAACAAGTTGCGCGTTGCGCGAAGGTTTATACACTCGTTATTGCATCCAGAGGAATACGGGCACGCAGTCACGGAAGAGGTGCGCGGCAAAGCGTTAGAAATCATCAGGCAGATTTCATGAAGCGCGTACTGCTTATTGGGTCTGAGGGTTACGTTGGCAGCCAATTGCTAAAAAACATTGCGCATGACGTGAACCTTGTGGCCGTGGATATTAAGACGGGCATGGATTTCATGGACATGTCCGACGTTGCACTGAGTGCGTTTGATGAGATCCTTTTCTTTGCTGGCGTGTCTAACGTTGCCGACGCTAACCGCCAACCGCATCGAGCCGTAGCGGAAAACGTTGTGTACACATTGTGTCTACTTGAGCGCATGGCGGCACACACAAGACTGATTTACGCCAGCACAGGATCGTTGCTTTCAAACGGTGATTCGTTGGTGGCTAACGAGCAACGCGAAAACGCT